GATGGCGAGACGAATTTCGTCCTTCGTGCTCTTGCCCCGCCATGCTTCGAGTTGTGGGACAAAGAAAGTTCCCGCGACAACTTCGAGAGCTTTATTGGCTTCGAGTTCGTTGAACTTTTTACCAGTGATTGATTGCCCGTCTTTGTCGTCCTTGACGCTTACTTGGAGTTCCACCAATAGGCCGTTTTCCAATTCGTACTTACAATTCAATCGCCCTTTGATCCATGCGGAATCTTCCACCTCATTGAACCCTGGAGCGAGTTTGATTGGCACAAGGTCGTTCCCACTTGGAACGATACGAATGCGGACTTCTGTGTTCTTGATAATTGCCATGATTTCTATCCTCGGTTTGGTTGGTTTGGTTAAGATATAAAAAAATCTCCAGTTGGGAAGCGTGGCCGAGTCGCCTCGACACACGCCCTCCCAACCGAGGAGATCTTAGATGCCATCACCGTAAGCGATGGAAGCAGGGTAATAAACGATAGTTCCACCAGTGCGCCCGTGGCATTCGATCTTGTAAACAAGACCGTCCAAGTAGGCAGGGAACTGTTCGAATGGCTGTGGCACTTCGAGAGTCATGTGATCCTCGTCAGCTACCATTGCGACCATGCGATCTGTTGCGCCAGCACCGATGCCCGTCAATTCGGAAACCCATTCGATCTTCTTGAGATATGGGTTATTCTTGAGAACATAGGCGAGGATTGTAGTGTCGCTGTTGGCGGAGCGTGGTGTTGCCGAGATGTAGTTGTATTGAGCCAGAGGCAACAACAAAGTGTCGGGCAATTCGCGTCCGTTGGTTGCAACAACCACGGCATTGATGATAGCGTTGATGTCGCGGATGATCTGGTCCGCTGTCTTGGTTGCCCAAGTCTTTGTGGAGCCAGTGCCGTCGTTGGCGACCGTGAAAGCTGTGCTGTTGGTGAGGTTCAACAAACCTTCGATGCCCAAATCGGTATCACCGATCAAAGCAACTTGGTTCAAAGTCTCATCATAGGCGCGACGTGCGGCCATAGCTTCCTTCGCTGTGAGATCGAGAGCTGTCATTTGGGCACGACGAATCTCTTGGACGGAATACGCATAGTGGTCGCGGATAGGATACACCTTGCGAGTGACTTCCTTACCGTAAGCGGTTGCGCGTGGGCTTTCCTTGGCGTAGTCGCCTGCGAACTTGGCCAAGCCGATTTGAGTGAACGAGCGATAGGTGATGGTTTCCGCTCCACTGTCGGCTTCGGTGGAAATTGGGATCAGCGTCAAGCCCTTGAGTGGCTTTTGCTTCGCATCATACGCCTTGCGTTTGATGGATTCGGTTTGGCGAGCGAAATACGCAGATTCGTTCGCGTCAAGCTGGATGCTTAGATTCTTATTCATTGGTCATACTCCTTGGATTAGAACGAATCCGCGATAGCGGAGAGGGCGACTGGACCATTCAGTACCAGTTCGGCCAAGCCTGCACCTGTGGTGTTACTGTCGAACATTGCACCAGAAACGGCAGTGCCCGATGTAGCAAACACGCCAGAGGTGTTCAGGTAAGCTGGCATATTGCAGGAAATAGCGCCCGCAACAGGAACAGCGATACCACCGCGTTCAACCGCGTCCACAACAGTCTTGGAAGCGTACTTGCCACCCTCGATTTGTTGGAAAGAAGCGATACCTCGTAAGAAAGAAGCAGCCGAGCCTGTGAATGTGCCAGTGGCTTGAGATGCGCCAAGAGTGACGGCAACAGAAACAACAGCGGTTGCGCCCTTGGTGCGAATGAGATAAGTGCGGTTGGTTGAGTCGGAAGAATTCAACACACACTCCACACCCACAAGTGCCTTGATGGCGTTCATCACTAGGGTGGCGGTGTTTGCGTGGCTGGTTGCATAAACAACCGCAGTCGTGGCAACACCATTCACCATAACGACGATGGAATTGGATGCGACGAAATCGGCACTCATTACGAGCTTGCCACCGTCGATGCGGAACTTGTAGAGCTTCTTGTCGCCCTTGTAGCCCACAACGGCTTCGCCAAAGTTAATGTCCTCAGCACCCACCTTAGAGATGCCAATGTTATTCGTGCGGGTTTCAACCCCAGCGACGAAAGAGTCGATGTTTGCGTAATTAGCCATTGGCTTTTACTCCTTGATGATGATGGAACTTACTGGGCTTCACCGCGAGAAGCGGCTTTCATGTTTTTGATCATGTTTACGCGGGGATCTTCGTCGCTCGTGTCGCTTTGGGTAGCAGAGCCTCGGTTGCCCATGAGCTGCACTGCACCAACGTCGATAGAGGAACGGAGAGTGAGAGCGGTGTCGAACGCGGCCTGCACATACACTTCGTCTTTACCGTCAAAAGCAACGCCCGCGATCTTCAGACACGCTTCGCGCACTTGGCGGTCGGTCTGGTCGGAAGTCACCTGGACACCAAACACCTTGGCGGAATCAATGAGCGCCAGGCGAACCTTCACAGCGCTTTCGATAGATGAGGGCATGGAATCGGAGAGCGTCTTTGCTTCGCTCTTGACTTTTTCCAACTCGGCTTTCAAGGTGTCGCGTTCACCCTCGAATGCTGCGATTTTGGAATCCAATTGGGTTTTGGCTTGTTGCATGGAAGCAACAACGCCAGCAAGGGCTTCGTCGGCTTCGTACTCAGAGCCGTCAATGATGATCTTTTTCATGGGGATCTCCTGTGATTGTTGAATCTCTAAACCGTCGAAATGCATCACGGCCTCGTCACCCGCCCGTGGGGAATCCACGATAGCAATGTGATTGTAGCGGATCTTTGTCTGCACTTCGTCGTAGGCCACACCGTTCCACACGCCCGACTTCTTTACGATTTCGGCAGTGTAACCGCATGACAAATATTTTTTACCAGAACGAACATTCTCGATAGCGGTTTTGTCCACAATGCGCAATTTGGGATAGATGCGATACGCATCCACACGAACATCGCCCACCGAACCAACACTGTAAGTTTTGTAATTCTCAGGTGTGACCAGATCGCGTGGGTGTCCGTCGGTCACTGGCACAAGCGCTAGGCTTGCCACAGATTCGTCGGAGAATACTTCTTCTGGAGCGCGCAAACGACGCGAAACAGTGCCATCTTGATTCTTATAGGTATAAACACCAATGGTTGTGCCAACAGTACGCCCCATGAGAGAACCGTCCTGTTGAGACTTGAACGGTTCAATTAGACCCATAGAACGTGCAGACTCATAATCGGTCGGAGAGATCGACCAAAGCATAGAATCGTTTACTATTTGGGCAGAATCCATTTCGTCTTTTGAGACCTTGCACTCGTCGCGCTTGAAAACCTTACCACAATCTTTGCAAACCGCTGTCTCGGTCTCGTCGATGATACCGCGCATCGGACCACCGCAATTTGGGCAAATAAGTTTGAGTTTGGATTTATTCATGTCAAAAATATAACACTATCAAAACAAGATATTCACAAATTATTCACACCAAATTAGGATTTTCCGCCAAAAACCGTCGCCCTTCTTCGATAATATCGTCCACATACGCCTCTCCGTGACACCTGCATTGGATCGCTTGACCCACCTGTTGTTGCTCCATTTCGTCCGTTTTGGGCTTCCAATCGACGCCATTTGGGGAATAAAGATCAGGATTGTCCCAACGACAAATCACCCCTTCCATTTTTCTGTGAGTAGAGCGCACACGCTCATCACGGGCCGTACGCCAACGATAGAGTTCTATTCCCAGCGCGCTCTGTCGATACCTTGTGAGATTCGATACGAGCTTGCCGATCTGGTCACGGGCAATGAGCTTGGCGTGATTCTCTGTGGTATTGGTGAGCTTTTGGATCTTTTTAGCAATTTCCTCCCAACTCGTTCCATAACTCACACCCTCGCGCAAAAGAACATTCAACTGCGAAATATGCCCACCAGTCAGTGTCTTAATGCGTTCGAAGTTCATTGTGGACCACTCAAGGACACTTTCTGCTGTGATTGCGTTCTTGAGATCAAACGCCTGCCCTATGAGATATTGCGTGAGATCCTTGGTGTTTTCTTCAACAATATTGTCCACCATGTCGCCAAATTCAATGATAGCCGCCAGTGCGCCCTTGCGCGCCAACGACGGATCTACTATCATCAATTCGCCTTGACGTTCTAACATCTCGGTATTGATTTTGTAGAAATCATCAGATCGCCCGTCGTGCTGCGCGCTATCGGAAGTCCTGCGAGCCTCCATTAACCAACGATTCCAGGCGGTTTTTGTGACGCGCCTGGTGAATGGAGCCTGAACGTACCCGATCACCCAACGGGCATATTTGACATACTCGCGCTCGGTGTTTAACGGAAAACGAACACGAACGCTTTTGACATTCGGGTTCATCTTGCGGTTCGCCCATTTCTTTTTGAGCGCATCGGTGAATAGTTCCTTGACCGTAAACATCTACTATTCCTTGTCGTCGGGTTCTTCCGCTTCGACTGTTGGCAAATCGGCATCTACTTTTGTTGCGAAAGAATACCCGCCCACAAATCGACTCTCACGAACTTCCTCTGGGGTGTAAACCTGCGCGTCCATGTAGGTTTTGTCGATCGCGGCCTGTTGTGCCCGCATGGTCAAATCCTCACTCTGGCTCGGTGAACGCGGTTTCCCCCATTTGATACTCACGTCGTTTTCTGGCAAGGAGCGCGACATGCCCGCATTCACCAATTTGACAACGGACAACACTGGATCTTTCAAATACGTTTCCTGCCAGTTCTCGACATCATCGTAGTAGTTGGCTAAATCGGATTCACCTGTGGCGTTCAAGCCCGCAGGGGATCGACCGAACAAACGTGTGAGTGGTGGTACATTTGGACAACCACAAAGCGCCATCATTTCTCGATCAAGAAACTCCACCACACCACCAAAGGAAACAACATCACGCGTGAAATCCTCACCGCCCTCGGCATCCAAAAAAATACCGTTCAACAAAGAAGCACTGGCGTTCATGATTTCCATGCGTTTATACAACAATTCAGATCGACCACCCGCAATGGCTTCGCGTAACCCTGTGAGTTTGAATTTGCCCACTGCGAATTTCTGCACCAAATTGTCGAGTCCTTGAAAACTAGAACCGAGTGCCGCCAAGCGCTCGTATGCTTGTTGCAAAACACTCATGCCCCAATACTTCATGCGTTCTTGGTTAGCCGCATAGTTGTCGCCTGGTGTCGGCACACCCCGCAACACAACACAACGCGAGCGATGCACCAATACACCTGTTGCCATGTCGTCCATTGTGATATGGTACATCAAAGGTTGCCCGAAGCTCTCACTGGTCGGATCGCGGTCGATATATTCGAAGGGGATCTTCACCCGCGTCACAGGGTATTCTCGAATCCAACTCACGGGTCGATTCGCGGTTGCCCGCGGCTGGTCGAGTGTCATGCCATCCTTCCAGCCGATCACCAACACACTCCCACCAT